GAATCTTGAAACAATTGGAACGGATAATGCGAGAGTAGCTGTAGATAATTATGTGAAAAGTTTGTTGACATTGGCTGAAATAGAATCAGCTAAGTCTCGTTTAACAGATACTGATAAACAATTAGATGAATTACGTCGTAAGCAGAATAAATATTTGGAGGAAAGAGATACATTCTGGGGCGCAGTAAAGACCCTTCCTCGTAATATAGGTAGCATGTTGACTTGGGGAGGTGTTGAAGATGCTGGCGAGAAACTTAATAATAATATTGAAGAATTGGAAAAGCAAAGGGAACAACTTAAATCGTTCTTGGAGGAAAAGATAGAAGCAAAGGTTGAGATTGATACAGCCACTAATAATACTGATGATCAAAATGACGATGATAAGAAGAAATGTCCCAGATGTGGAAATAATCCCTGTACTTGTACGAAGGATGATAATAAGTTTACCAAAGTTGAAGCAGATTATTACAAACGTATCACAGAGATAAAAAATAGATATTTATCAGATTCTCGTATGTCTCAAGAAGATTATCATAAAGAAATGCAGGATGCTGAAATGCAATTGCTTCAGGACAAATTATCTGTTGCCGGGCTTGAACCTTCTGAGCGGCAGAAAATCAATAATCAGCTTCTTGATATGGAGATAAAGATGCGGGATGAGCTTGAGAAAAAAGAGGAGAAGCGCCAACAGGAAACTGAAAAGAAAAGAAAGGAAAATTCAGAACAGGCGTTTTCTGCCCGTGAACGCCAATATCAATTAGAAATAGAAGATGCTACGATGTACCATTATCAGAACAAGACATCTGAAGAGAACTATTATCAGGAGTTAAAACGAATCCAAGATAAATATTACGATGATATATTGAATAGTACAGAATATAGTGAAGAGCAGAAAAACAAGATACGTGATAAAAAGAGACAAGAAGACTTGAATGCTGAAAAGAAAGCTGCTGAACAAAAGAAAAATAAAGAACAGCAAATGTACAATGTCTTGGAGGGATTAGCTACTGATTATGGGAATGCGATTGCTGATGTCTTAACTGATTCAGAAGTTACTTTTAAAGATTTCCTAAAAGAAATGTTGAAAGCATCTTTGGATGCATTAGAGAAATTTATGATCCTAAAAGTTGCTCAAAGAACAATTGCCAATCTTGGTGAATTAGGCTTTTGGGGACTTGTTAAAGCGGCTGGGGAAATAGCTTTGATTACAGCAGCATTTGAAACCGCCAAATCTGCTATTGGCAATTTCTATACTGGTGGTTTCACAAGTCCGGGTGAATGGGATAAACCACAAGGCATTGTGCATAGTAATGAGTTCGTCGCAAATCGCTTTGCCGTTGCGAATCCGGAGATTCTTCCGGTTCTGAAATTGATTGATACTGCACAAAAGAATAATACAGTTGGTAAGCTTACCAGTCAAGATGTATCCAGCGTACTCCGGAATGGCGGACAGAATCAAGCGGCTGCCGTCGAGGTTATTCAAACGACTGATCCGGAGATAAAGCAATTGATTGCTGAATGTACTACTGTAATGCAGACAGTGAAGAAGAGATTTGAAAAACGCATAGTTGCTGAGACCTATTTAACAGGTAAAGGGGGTATCAACCAAGCGCAAAAAGAGTACAATAGATTAAATAACAATAAATCACGCAATAAGCAATGACCGAATTATATATCAACGGACAATTGGCTGTTCTTCCTGAAGGGAGCAGCATTACATTCACTTCCGAGAATCCTTATTTCACTCGCAGTTCTAATTATTCGTTGGATATTGAACTTCCAATGGCAGCTAATTATACTATATTTAAACATATTAACAGACTGGATGTGACGAAGAGAAAGACAATTCTTCCGGCTATGCTCATCGTGGATGCCAAGTGCCTACTTTATGGCAGTGCAGTTTTGTTGTCAGTAGAGGACAGACTGGTTAAAGTGCAGCTCGTATCTGGTAATGCAGAGTTTAATCTTCTGACGAATGATGATATCTATATTGATGAGTTAGAACTGGGAGGTCCTTATATGCCTCCGCAGCCGGGAATCTTTCAATTCTTCTTACCGGAATCAGAAATGAAGGCAGCCTACGGCTCAGTAGATGAAGTGGACGGGGTTTTTCTCCCGGTATTTTATCAAGAAGCAAAAGAGGAGAATTTGGTCAATAGAGTTACGTATGAAGAGGGCACAACCAATTTTAATCCCGGTTCTAACATGTTTGTAGGAAGCTTCCAGCCCTACCTGCTTACGGTCATCAAAAAGCTGGTTGAATATTTCGGATACACCTTTGATACCACTTTCTTTGATAACAGTTTCTTGCGGAATATCTATATATGCAGTGCGGTAAACTCATTCCGCGTTGAAACAGCATTGCCACACTGGACGGTTTCTGAATTCTTTGACGAATTGGAGAAATTTTTAGGTATCATTACTGTTGTAGACGAATATGCCAAAGTGGTACGCTTTGTCGAATTGAATAATTACTTTTCCAATCCCGATAAGGAAATCATCAACCACACTGCATTGTTGCGCGAATATGCCGTCGAGATAGACGAGGAGAAGAGCGATAAGGATGTAACCTCCGGCAATGTCGGTTATGATCTTCCTTCCACCTCCGATGACGGCTACTTACGACTGGAACGGTATCTGCTGGAGGCTGCTAAAAAAGTAGAATATGCCAACTACCAAGATATGAAAAACGCCTACGACAGTATGGATAAGGAAGAACGGAAAAGAGTGATATTTGTCGTAGGTAAACGTTACTACATCAACTACAATGAGAATGAGACAGACACGCTGCGTGAAGTCAATCTCTATGCCGACCTCATTCGTGATCCGGAGTCTTACGATACGGATGCCGAACTAAAGATAGTTCCTGTCAAGATTGTACAATATGATCGTGGTACATGGAAACGACTGGAGCATAATTTTGATGTGGTGAGAACAGATACCAGCTTAGTTTTGAATATTCCCTTAATCAGCTATTACCGCAAAAATTATAATCCGGATTGGGTAATCAGTCCTCAGGGAGAAGCATTTAATATCCAAGAAGCCATTAGCGGCGATGTTGAGTTACCGGATAAGCAACAAAAGAATGACTGTATGGAGATAGCTTTCAATACCGGAAAGTTCAACCGGCAGAACGTGACCTCTAACGGACAAACCAAGTCTTACAGTCATGCTTATCCCTTTACTGATTATCAGCAGAAGACTGCCGCACAACTTACGGACTTCCTGCCTTATTCCCTTAGCTTAAACGACCTCTGCCCAGACAGCATTGGTCATCGACTCTCTGTCCTGAAGATATTCCATTCCAATATTCCCTATACCATCAACTTTCAAGCTAACCGTTTGCCAGATGTGAATAAGGTATTTCTTATAGGTAATAAACGGTATCTATGCGAGAAGATTGAGGTGGAAATAGATGTGAATGGACTGAATAAGGTACTGAAGGGGACTTTTTATAGGGTAGAATAAAGATTAAGATATAACATTTTCTACAACTGTTGTGAAGTGTTGTACCTCTGGGCTTATAGATTCCCTTCAAAATGTTTTGTTTCCTCGTGTACAGTCATATGTTCTCCTTTCAGATATTTATTAGTAGTTGATACATCTGCATGCCGTGCCTGATCACGTGCAATGACAATGCCTTCGGCATTTGCAAGATCGCGAATACCGGAGTCTTTCAATGAGTAGAATTGATAAGTTGAGGGAAACTTCAGTTCTGCACGTACTTTATTGAAATAGCTTCGATAAATTTTCGTACTGGCTTTTTGATCGGAGGGTTTGAATTTGGGACCGAAAAGATAGCAGTCGTCATGATAGTTGAAGATATTGAGATCGATCATAGACTTTATAAGTTCGTCATTCAAACCTACCATGCCATCTTTGCGGTTCTTGGAAATTGCAGAATTAACAAATACCTTTTGTTCCTTCAGAGATATGTCTTTCAGTTTGATGTTAGTTAGTTCATCTGGCCGGATGAAAGTGTAATATTCAAATTGGCAAAGGAGTAGGAAATAGGGGTTTTGTCCCTTTAGGTACTTATTTAACTTATTCAAATCCTTAGCAGATAGCGCATCACGTTTCTTGCTGTCAGCAGTAAGGGATTTAATTTTTTCTACCGGATTATGGTCAATGT